AAAGAAGAGATGTTTCTGGGTATTATCAAAGAGATTCCTTTGTGCTATTGGGATCTACTCTTAACCTTAAGAGGTAATCCTCATGCCCTCGCGATATTATGTAAGCAATAGATCCGCGAGGAACATTACAAATAGCTGCAATATTATCCAACGTAATACCACGGTCTCTTAGAACAAATGCTTTGTTGCACAACTCCGGTGTGATCGGGCTGCTGGTCTCTTCCTCTGGCTCTAGGTTGGGGATAGGGTCGCCCTCGGCGTCCATCAGGGTGCCGTTTGGGTAGGACATCCAGCCTCGTTTAATGGCGAATCGTACCAGGTGCTTGGCTTCTCGCAGGACTTGGTTTTGGCTGATGCTGTATTGTGTGGTCATTGGTATTTAGAAACTGGGAGATGGGTCGGAGAAGCGGCAGTATTGGCCTTCGTACCAAAGGGGCACCAGGCCGCACTCACCGTCTCGTTGTTTGGCGATAGCAATCACAGCTTCGCCTTGGGGCTGGTTGCGCTCCCTGTTGAGCAATAGGACTAGATCAGCGTCCCTCTCAATCTGCCCAGAGTCCGCTAGGTCAGTCAGGCGAGGTACCCGGCCCTTGTCTTTCTCGTTCTCTCGATTGAGCTGAGCCAGGGCAACCACGGCTGTCTTGGTATCGGAGGCCACGCCCTTGAGCCTGCCAGATACTTCTGCGATCTCGTAGGTCTTTTTCTCTGCGGCCTTCGATCCATGGATCTTCTGGAGGTAATCCACTAGGACCAGCTTCACGCCCCATTTGCGTACAGCCCTGCGGATCACCGCGGTGATGGTGGCAATGTTGGACACACCGGATCCTGAGATGAAATGAATCGGGCTGCCTGCGATCTTGGCCGAGGCTGTGGACATGGCCTTCATGCCTCCCTGATCAAGCTGGCCGGTCTTGATGTCCTGCATGGGTATGCTGCCAACAGACGAGACCATCCGGCGCACGATGGACTCGTCGGACATCTCTAGGCTGATGAACAGGGTGGGGATCCTTGAGTCAATGCTGGCTGCCTTGGCAATGGCAATGGCAATGGCTGTCTTACCGATGGATGGCCTGGCCGCAATGATGGCCAGCTCACCGAACTGGAAGCCGTCGGTCATCTGGTCGAGCCTGTGGAAGCCCGAGGTGATCCCGGAGAGCTGTCCCTGCCTTGAGAATCGTTCCTGTGTCGAGTCAATGAACCGACTGACAACCGACTTGGACGATTGGACTTCCTCCTTGGATGCCTCAACGGTGAGCCCTGCTTCGGCATTAGAGACGATTTGATCGACGGAGAGGGTGGATACAGCGGACTCACGAATCAGACGGTCTCCAGCGGTTCTGAGATGGCGTCTGTGGTGGGCCTCTAAGACGGCCTGAGCGAATGCCGGGTAGTTCGCTGGGCTCGGACACATCTCGTCGGCCTTGTTCAGAGCCTCGAAAGGCACCGGAGTCTGGCCCATGGAGCGCTTCCACTCCTTGACCACGGTGGCCATGTTGACCGGATCGCTCTTGGCAACGAGGCCTTTGGCGATCTCGAACACATTATACAGATCGCTGTCCTGTAGAGCATCGCTGGGGATCTTGGCGAATACCTCGTGGCAGACATCGGAGCCACCGGAGAGACAGGCGCCGATGAGGCCGAACTCGTCGTCCTGGGCGAAGTAGGGGTCGCTCATTGGTAGTCGGCAATGTTGAGGCTGTACGCGCCGGTGCCGTTGTTCCCAGAAGGGGAGGTGCTTCGAGACTTGTCGATCTCTCCGTTCCAGTTGTTCAACAGGGTCATCAACTCACGTCGAAGGTATTTGTCGTCTGACTGGTAGCGTGCTTCCAAGGCAACCAAGTCTTCCTCCGGAGTGTTAAATTCGAAGATCTCCTTCAAAGCCTTGATCTCCTTGTTGCTCCATTGGGTTGTTGGTCGACGGCGGATCATTGCACCGACTCGTAAACGGAAGGCTTCGAGCTCAGGTAAAAGATCACGCGAAACAATTCGCTCCTTCCCTTCCATTCCCTGTTCCTCTTCCCTGTTCCCATTCCCTGTTCCAAGGCAATCTTTCTCGAATCCTCGCGAATCCTCTCGAACATCGTCGAATGGTGGCAGCTTAGAGGCTGAAGGCTTGTCGATTTTCTGATGATTTTGCCACTTTGGGATGTCCAAGTAAGATTCACCGTCGACCTGATAGAGCCTGATGCAGCCTTGCTTCTCAAGTTCTGAGATCCACACAGGAAGACGCTTGAAAGCATCCTCGTCGTAAGGGAAAAGACGACTCGCGAGGAGTCGCGAGGATGCGCGAGCCCTCCCGACATCGTCGCAGCATGAAAAGAGGCCGATGAAAAGCAGTCGAGCCTCTCTTGAAACTCTACCTAGACTTTCGGACTCCCAAAACTCGGGCTTGATTGATCGAATTCTCATTGATGCGCCTTTGCAGCAAGATGTGAGTTCCTGTTCTCAATCGCCTTCGCTTTTGCTTGCTGAAGCATTTGGCAAACCATATCCACGTTGTGGATGGCTAATAATACCAAGCTATCATCTCCCCAAGGATCGGGCTGGTAGATGCAGATGTAGCCAACATCTGATGCGTACACTTCGGTGTCGTTCTGACTTTGGATTTCAAGTTTCATGTCTTAAACGGAAAACCCCACCCAGACCGTGCTAGGAACTCGCGCAGAACCAACGCGACGTGTCACGGAAAGGGTGGGGAAAAGTTTGTTGAGCATGGGTCCTGATTGTAGTGTCGTCGTTTGCTTCCTAGGGCTCACGTCGACGGTCTCTACCTATCTGGCATCCTGGTTGTTGTCCAGCCCTCAGTAGGCCGGTATCAGAATATCCGCCACCTGCTGGGTTAACTGCACGTCCCTCAGGCAATAGTCGATGGCTGCCTGGCGGTCGGTATTCCACAGCAGACTAAAGTCGGCGCCGGTGCCTGTCTTGTCACCTAGGCCCAAGTGCCGGCTGATTGCACCAAGGCTTCCGTGCGCCCGGCTGTCTCCAAGCTGCCACACCTCGCGCAGGTCGATCACCAGATCGTTCCAGTATCGTCCCTGGCGCAGCCAGTAGGGAGGAAGGATGCGGTGCTTCCAGGAGCGCTTGATGAGGAACGGTAGATCGAAGGCCTTAATGTTGAATCCGACGAGTTTAGGCTGCCGCTCGTAGTAGTTACACAGCTCCCACCATTCCCGGAGCATGGCGGCCTCGTTGCCGTCGTTCTTCAGCACCGCGGTCACCTGGTGCTCGATGCGGTATCCGATGCACAGGATCTGCCCCGAGAGAGCGTCCAAGGCTGCGTTCTTGATGAAGTCCGCGGTGTGGTTCTCCTCGGCCTTTTGAATGCGCTCGGCGATGAGGTCAGGGTTCTTGACGTTGCCCAGCTTCACGTCGGCCGGATTGAAGGGTGGTATGTTGAGTTCCGACAGTGGTAGTGGCCCGGTCTCGATGTCGAAGATGATTGTTGGGTTTGCTGGCATATTGCTAAATTGCTTTCAGTTAGTAGTTGATGCGCGTTTGTCCCGATGCGCGCCCCCGGTTACCCACGAGTCCCAGCAGCAACAGGCTGCCGGAAAGTGTCAGATGTGTTTGCCGCAATGAGGGCAGATTGTCCTGGTCAACGGCTGTCTTACGGTGGGCACGCCCAGCCATTCGCAGATTTCACGGTAGGAGACCCACCCAAACCCACGCACCGACCTAGGCTGCAGGTGCCCGAGGTTGTAAAGGTCGAGAGCCTCCTGGCGGCTCTTGATGGCTAGGCTTTCGAGGATGTTGAACGTCCTGGTCGAGAACGGGAATCCCCACACCCGCAGGATCTCCTCGTGCTTCTGTGCTGCCTGTTCAATCTGGTTGATCCGCTGGCGGCTGAGGTTAAACCGTTTGCCGATCTCCTCCAGGGTGCAGCCCTCCGACCGTAGTCGGACCACCTCGGGCACCATGTGGATCAGCTTCATCGTGGGTTTGCGTGTTTTCATGTGTATAATGCTTGCAGAATTTTAGAACTGATTTTTTTATTCAAACAATGACAGGTTTTCGGCCTCTTTTTGGCGGGGTTCTAACATACTTTTAACGATCCAGAGCGATTCTTTGTACGGAGCCCATTTCCCTCCATCCTTTGAAATGGTAACATTGCTGCGAGGTATGATGTTCCATGGTATCCAATAAGTTTCTCCAGTATCCAACTGGTGTAGCGCAATAAGGTCCGCCTGAGGGGCTTTACCAATGCGGTAAAACCAGCCTTTGCATGGACCGTAGCACGCGAAGTTAGCCGACTTGACGTCAACTCTAAGAACCTTGTTGACTAGCAGGTCAAACGGCCACTTCACGGCGGTGCATTTTTCAACCTGAAACCCTGCTGATTCCAGTATCTCCTGAACTCTCTTTTCACCGCCCCATCCAGTGTCGGAGTCAGAATGTTCTCTTGCGAGGCCAAGTCGCTCGGCCCATTTTAAAAACCCACCTTTCTTTGAGATCTGGTTGGCCAGGTCTCCTTGTCCTGTATCCTTCAGATACTGGTTGGTGGGCATAGTGCCGGTGTTGCGGTAGTTTTCCATGATCCGATCTGAGATCATGGCTTCGTTCCATTGCTTTCTTGTCATGGCACCTACCGGATACCATTCAAAACGATCAAAGACAAGAAATTGTTTTAGAATGGAACATCTGAATCGCTCGGATCTTCCTGGGCGTTGATCTCGTCGATTCGCTTGGTAACCGCGGCAATGAGTGCGATGTCGTCAGGCGTCTTTCCGCTGGAGACCTTAGCCTTGGGCAGCCAGTGCTCGGCCAGGCCGCGCACAGCGTCAGGCGTTAGCTCGGAAAGCGGCACTCCCCTGAACTTGCCGACGTGCACCTTGATGTCTGCAATCTTAACCGGCGCCGCAGTGGCTGGCGTCACGATCTTGGTTTTGTCGTCGTCCCGAGGCGGCCTGTCCTCCAGGCGTACCCACAGGCCCGATGGCTTTAAGGCCTCCCCACTCTTGTGGGGCATGATCAGCTTGATGTTGCTGAACGTCTTGGTGCCGTCCCGAGACTGCTCGTGAACGATCACCACGGTGGCCGGCTTACCGATCAGGCCGTCGAGGTTGAGGCTGACGGTCTCCTCGGGGGTAAGGGCTCGGCCGTGCCAGTCCTTGAGGAACTTAGTCAGGCCGGCCTTCTCGTGCAGGCTGGCGGTCATTGGCGCCGTCATGACCACCCAGGGCTGCACCGGGTTGCGTGACTGGTCCAGGATGTCCAACTCGAATGCGATCTTGAACTTCTGCTTGGTGCCGTACTCGGTCTCGTAGGCCTTGAGCGGAGTGATGTCGACACAGACCGCGCGGCCTGTGTACTCGGGGCACGGTGTGAAGGTGCCGCCGCTTGGTTTCGTTGATACTGTGATTCCCATATGTTTGCTTTGTTGTGTTGTTTACCTAGAGGCCTGTTTTTCAACCTCTGAAAGTTGCTTAGCCATTCGCTCGTACTGCGCCCAGTAGTCGGGCCAAGTGCTCTTAATCTTTGACAGGTTGTCCTGGTCGGCCACGAGTGCCGCGGCGCCCAGCTTGCGAACGAATGACCCGCCGTATTCGATCATTGTGTGTGCTACGTCAAAGTCTTTCACTTGGAGCCTTTCCCACGCTTCCTGGTAAAGAAGCTGGTGAACTCGATCTTGATCTTACGGGCAGCCCGGTAGGCCTCACCGGCGTCCCGCTTGGTCAGGTGGTAAGGGCCGGTGCCCTCCCGTTGGATCTGTTGAGCTGTTTTCATTGCAGGATAAAGTCGAAGTTGATCTGCCAGGTGTCGCACAGCCTGTTGTAGGTGTCGTTCTTGATGCGCCAGGTCCGCGGGTCCCGGGTGGTCCCGCTGTGCCTGCATTTGATCCGCACGTCGATGTGCTGGATGGCCGTGTTCCGCAGGTGATGGTCGGGCGGCAGTTCGTGCAGTTTGGTGATCATGGTTTTCTCTCCTCCTCCAATATCGTCAGCATTCCAGATGCAACCTGTCCATCCGAGCCGTCTCGGAAGAATGCCATAGCGGCTCGGTGGATGCGGTCCTCAAGCCGATGGATGCGGTCAGCTCTGTCCTCGTACAACGCAACGTCCGCAACCAGAACGCTGTGCTTGTTCTTCACGTCCATAAGCTCCTCCTCCAGCTGCTTGATCCGATCCTCCCGTTTTCTGACCTCCAGAGCGATTGCGCGGAGTTCGCGGGAGTCGTACCAGTTCGGTGCTTCAGCGATATTTAAGATTTGGTCTTCGAGTGTCACGGCTTGGCCTCCTTCCATTTAAACTGCGGCATTCCGCTTGTGTCGATTATCCACTCGGCATGGCCTACTCTCACTGCTTCGCGTTTCATGTGACTCACTTCGGTGCATCCACCAAAGACTGCTCCAAAAATGATTCCTAAAATGAAGCAGAGTGAGTACTCCCTTACGTCGTCTTGACTCACAGCTTGGCCTCCTTGGATTTTTCAATCAACGCAACTACCGGACACGGTTCGCCGCATTTGTGTTGATGTTTTTTTGAGTGATGAACCCATGAGCAGTTAGGTATTACTAAGTCCAACGCCTCCTCCAGCCGCTTGATGCGCTCAAGAAGCTCTACTTTGTCCCGACTTAGATCAGCGATTGCTTTGATGTATGCAACGTGTGCATCGACTATGTGACTCACGGCTTGGCCTCCTTTGCTCGCGTCCATTCTCCGTTCGCATCTGCAATCCGAATCTTTCCAGATTTTGTGACTCGGATTTGTAGCGAGTTTCTTCCCTGATGCTTTGGTGTTTCCAGAAGCAGCCATACCCAGCCCTTCTCTTTGTCGGAGAATCCGCGAATGACTTTTACGGCACCCCAATCGAATCCGTACTGCGTATCTGCGAAGTGGATTTGAGAAGTCACAGCTTGGCCTCCTTGGCTTTGGTCCAGATTTTGAGACGAATAAATACGTCCTCTTCCGTAACCATATTGTCCCCCGCCTCCTTCAGCCGCTTGATCCTAGCGTCAGCATTGTTCAACGCCCGCTCCAAGGCACGCGCATGGTTGATAAGAACTTTTGGTTCAGGATCCATGTCATGTATAATTAGAAGCGTATCTGTTCGCAGCGTATCACTCACAGCTTGTCCTCCTTGGCTTTGGCCCATACAACACACATTCCGCTCCAATCTTGTACAGACCATCCAGACTCAACGATTTTATCCCCCGCCTCCTCTAGCCGCTTGATGCGTTCGTTGGCGGCGTTCAGTTCGCATTCAAGTTGTTCAGAAAACTCAGCATCAACGGCGGTGTCCAAATCATGAAAACCACGCTTCGCATCCGTCCTCGGCGTATCGCTGACCATTTTCGTGGCGTCACGAATATGGTCTTCACCGACCATTTTGTTGGTGTCACCAAGATGGTTCACAGCTTGGCCTCCCTCGCTTTGAGCATTGCGTCGGCGATGTCGTAACAGTCTTGAGCGAGCAATTCTCGATGTTCGTGAGGATGAGCGAAACGATGCGCTTGTCCTTTCAACGCCGCCGCTGCGAAGTAGTCGCGGAGTGTCATGCCCATGTCCCATTTTGAATATTGTGAATCGGGTGGGACGTTAGGAAACGCCGGTCCTCCGTCGTTGATCTGGATGCTCATTTCGATTCCTCCACCACTCCACACGGGAGCCACGTTTTACCGCCGTCGGTGCTGTACTCTCGCTCATCCAGCCACAAGTCTCTGTCAGCTTGGACAGACACCCAGCCGAGGAGAACTCGGTCCTGCGGGTTGCGCTTGAATCTCATCCACGCCCCCAGCGGCACCTCATCCGCAGTCCACGGGCGGAGGACAGGGGTGGGTTTGATGCGGTACTGTGTGTCGTCCCAGTTCCACCTAGGTACATGTACTAATGACCACTTTCCTTCATACATGCTCTGAACGTCCTTCCCATCCACAAATGCCTGCATGACGCGGATGGCTTCTTTGGTTTGTTCGATATTCATTTCGTTTCCTCCACCTTCACCATTGGAACGAAGTCAAGCCGGTTGCTCTCGTCGATTGCGATTCCCCAATTGTTCCTGCGGCAGGACAGTTCGGTGGCGTTGTAAACTTCCACCACCTTCTCGTCCGGCAGGTAAATGGACAGCAGTCCTTTGAATGTTAGTCGTACAGTTTCTGATTTGTTTTGCTCGCTCATTTCGTCTCCTGTCTCTTTAGATATTCACTGACCGCTTCGTCCGCAACGTATTGTAGTTTGTATCCTCTCTTTGCTGCGTATTCCTTTAGCCGCTTGTGCGTGTCGTCTGACACGACAAACATCTTAGCAACGGGACGTTTGGGTTTGGGTTTTGGCGCACTCACTTCAACCCCTCCGCAATCATGGCGTGCTCCAGGATCAGCACAGCGTCTGCGGTCTTCAGGGTAATCACCTGTCGGGGCTGTCGCTGCTGCGCGATGCCCTTCAGGTGGCTCTTCCACTTGGCGCCGTGTGTGGCTTTGCTGCCGACCCCAATTGTCTTCTGCCAGCGCTGTGGCGGCACCTCGATCACCCGGGTCTTAGACGCTGCGATCAGGCCGTGCAGGAATCCGACGTTGTAGCCGAAATTGAACATCGAGCTGCCCGGGGCGCCCTTACCTCCGACGTACCCACCCACCTTCTCAATGTAGCAGACATCCGAGATCGCCAACCTGTCGGTCACCAGGATGCTGATGTCCTGGTCGGTCTGCGGCATCGAGTTCAGAATGATGCCTGATGGCCCGAGGTAGGCCAGGCCGCCGCTGGCACCCGGGTCGATGGCAAGTATCCGGGTCACTTGGCAGCCTTTCTCAGCCAGGCGGCAATCGCCTTGTCGGCCACGGCCTGCAGTTTGAGGCCGGCGGCGAGGCAGTATTCTCGAAGGGCCTTGTGTGTGGTAGGTGTCACGTTGATGGTTTTCGGTTTGATCAATTTTTGCACAGTTTTAATGCCGTCGTTACTGCAAAGCTAATAAGTGGCCAGTGATCTTTGCTTTTAATTGGAAACACCCATGAATCGTCATTTGGATCTTCAATAATTACATATCGTTCGCTGTATTCGTCTATTACAGAAACATGAACGAATGAATTATCACTTGGGTGTGGAACCGTAATTTTCAAAACAGTTTTAGTGGCTACGCTCTCAGTGGTTTTCATTTGATCTCCTTCTTCACCTTGGCCCAGTAGGCCTCTGTGGCAGATTTGCGGTCGCCAGTCGGGCCGCCATTCCATTTCCTGGCCAACTGCTCGGTGGTGGCGCCGCGGCCGTAGTGCTTCAGGTAGGCCTCGCAGACTGCACGGGCCTGCACCCGGTTGGTCATGTCCTGGTGACGGTAGTGGCTGCCGGTGATCCTGTTCACGTCCAGGACAACGGCCCTGTGGATCTGAAGGCAGCCGATGGCTCGGCCTTGGTCACCGATGGCCAGGTCGTTGCCGGAGGACTCCACCGCGATCAGGGCGGTGATGAGGTTGGTCAGGTTCATGGCTGGACGTAGCAGGAGATTCCATCGACCACGATGATGCCGTGGCCGCTGTCGATTATAGCTGCCACAGCGCTAGCCTCGGCCTCGATGGCTGTGGCTGGCCGGATGTACATTCCCGACTTGTAGTCGCACAAGTCGCCGTTGGAATGATCGAATGCCTCGAAGCAGGGCATCGAGCAGAAGTTGCCCATCTCCCGGTCTTCAGGCAGGGGGCCTTGGCAGTAGATGCAGGTGGTGGGTTGGAAGAGGATGTTGCTCATAGTGTTGCTGTTGTTTGCTTTGGTGGTGCTTGTTTGCGCGTTGGCCAGTCGCGCCCCTGGTTGGGTGGTATTGGCCCCACCCGGGCCTAAAGCTGGATTAAGGATCTACGGAAAACCGATTCACAATATTTTGCTCGTAGATCAAAGCGCTCAATTCTTGGCGAAGGAACAGCACATCAGCACGGTTTGTCGCGGTATTCAGCTCGGCACGAATCTTTGCGATCTCCTGGCCTAGTCTTACGATTTCACTCAAGTTGGTGTCCTTCATTTTTTGCTTTGGTTTGCTGCTGTTGCCTTCGACGTGATCAAGATGGCCCAGACCACGTTTCCCGTCTACAGAGAAAACCATTTTTCTGTAGATTTTGAATAAAACCCAATGTTTGCAGGGGTCAAACAGGGGTCAAATTCCCTTGAGATCCACCAAACTCAAGGTCAGGTACTTCTGATCGTTGGTGGTGGCGTCGAAGTAACTGGCGATCACCTGAGTCTCGCGTTCCGAGTAGCTGCGGTAGGGCTTCACCCGGGTGGCTAGGACCGCAGGAAACTCTGTCGGCTGACCGTTCTCGGTCTGCCAGTTGCCCGAGGTGAAGCCGAACCGCCTGCACCAGGTCTGCAGGTTCTGCGGCGGAACAAACCAGTAATCGGTGCCGAAACTGTCCTGACCTTGAAAACACTGCACGCCGTAGCCGGTCAGAAGATCGTAGCCGGCCTGGTCGAGATACCAGGCATCTAGGTCAAAGTCAGGCTCATAGCCGGTGCCAAAGAATCCAGGCAGGCCTGGGGCCTTGTCCATTGTGCACAGGCAGTTTGATCGAGTCCATGAGTCGAGGCGCCATTGCAGCAGGTTCCACAGCCAGGCCGACTTGGGGATCTTGTGGAAGAATGGGCCGCTGCCGGGGCCGCTGTTCAGTGTCAGCAGGGGCCGGTAGGGAATATCGAACACATCGTCAATGTGGCCTCCGTTGTCGAACTTGATGGATGTCAGCCTGTCCTGGTAGGTGGCGACCGTGTTCGAGGTTTGGAGCGGCACCGTCGAGGCAAAACGAGATCCCTCTCGATCTTTAAATATGTCGTCGATCCCTGCCTGGAATAGACCAGTCGGCCCTTGTGCGAACTTCGGTGTTTTGTTTGGGCTGCCTGGGATCCGCACTGAGGCGTCGACGCCATTGGGGCCGCCCCATTTGTTCACCCAAAAGTCGGCCTCGAACCCAGCCGTCGCAAGCTGATCAGGATCACCAAACTGGGCTCGCATCAGCTCGTTATCGTAGTTGCTTGAGCTAAAGCCCCAGGGCCCTCCTGGCGGAATGAAGGCGGCGTTGATTGATCCTTGGTAAAGAAGCGTCGATGTTGCAATGTTGCTGCCGATCTTAGTCGGGAACAGGTAGAACCATTGTCCGGTGATATTGTTGACCTTGGAAGGCCCGATCAAAACCGTGCTATCGCTTGAGGAAAAATAGAAGTTTTGCCAAGCGCCTACACCGAAACCTGGGTCATGGCTTTTGATGTAGAGCTGGTCTGATTGGGCGTAGGATTCAAAGTCAATCAGGAGGTTTCCGTCGATTCCAATAGGGCTTCCAATGCTGCAAACCAACCCTTGAGGTGTGAGCCTAAGAAGGCCGATTCGGTCTTCGGTGATGTCGTGGACGTCGTCGTAATTGTTGAGGAAACCTTGCTCAACAGCCAGCCGGCGCCGCACGTCGATGGCCTTGTCGAAGATTGTGGCCTCGTTACCGGCAGACCAGAATCCCTGAGGGTAAACCGTCGAGATCGTGAGCGGTGTGGTGCTGATCTGCCACCTGGGTGCCGTTGAATCGCAGAAGATGTTGCAATCGACCGGGCTGATCTCAATCAGGCCGCGGTCGCTGGTCAGTTCGATGCTGTTGGCATTCTGCACCACGGTGATGCCAAGGCCTTCCAGGCGTTGCACCAGGCTTCCAACACCCGTGAAGTTGACCAGTCGTTCCTCGGAGATTTCACCACTGGATCCGAAATAATAGCGCACCCGGGCACGTCCCCAGGTAAACACCAGGTCTCCGAGTTGCTGCCTGAAGTCTCCGGGATCGGCGTAGGTCTGGGGGTAAACCTGCCGGATGTCGTGGTCTACGTCTGGGTCGATTTGAGCGCCCATCGTGTGCAACCAGTCGAACATGATGAACGGGTTGGCCACGTTGTTGGCCTGGGCCGATCGTTCCAAGGCCAGGAAGTCCGATGTGTTGGCGCCCTGCCAGCTCGGTGGTCCCTCGGCAAAGTAGGGTACATCTCCCGGGAAGTACGGGAAGAAATGGTAGCAAAACCCGCCGTTAGGCCAGCGCGTGGCCCAGGTGCCGTCCTGTCGGCGTCGGAAGGCTCGGACGGCTCCAGGACCAACGAACTGCCTGTCAGCGCTGCCATCGGGCAACTGCAGCAGCACCTGCACGGTAGAGGTCCCGCAGTTGTGGACCCGCCAGCAGTCGTAACGCTGGTATGTGTTCAGGATCCGGAATTCGCTCAGGCCCTCAATGGCAATCTCGGCCACGGCCAGCCTGTGCTTGTGGATCCGCCCAGGGGGCAGTGTAGGGTCGGAAGGCCCGAGGCTGCCGCGCACATAGGATGTCAGGCCGGATCCGACCTGTGGATCCCAGCCGAGGTGCACATCGTACTCGATGCCAGCCACCTCACGGCGCAACAGCTCGAAGCTGAAGTGAATCTTGCCGACGTCGCAGGTGAACGGATCTCCCACGGTGCTGTGGTGATCGACGTAGACCTGGCCGCCAGCCACATCGAGGTGCTTGTTCTCCAGTTTCGACAGCTCGATACGGGCGGCCACCTGGTTGTGCTCGTCGCGGTAGTAACCGATGCCAGGAATGCTCGGGCTGGGTACGGCACCATCGTCCTTGAGCCTAAGGGCGGTCTCCGGGTCGTTCCGGTAAACGTACCACACACCATACGGGAATGGCGCCGACCATTGGGCAAAGGGGGAGAACCGCGAACTCGCCCAAAGCGGCCCCATGCCGTTCAGCGCTGCCTGGCACTTCTTATCGAATCGGCTGTAGAGATTGTTCAGGTTGTAGGCCGTGAACATCTTGTCGAGCCTGCCAAGGGCGTAGGGCATGATCAGTAGAACCAAGATTCTTCAGCCGTCTGCACCGTGGTCGAACCCACCGCGGTCTTCAGCGTCGTACCATTGGCATTCTGCTCAACCCGCTGGCCAGGCCCAGCGACTAGCTGGACCCGGCGCACGGCCTCGATCAGTTGATTGATGGCCCGGGCATGGTCTGCCTTTAGGCCGCGCTCCGATAGCTTGGATGGCAGTTGCAGGGGCATGGCTTAAATCTCGCAGAACTGGGCGAAGATCTTGACGGGGCTGTTGGAGGCTTTGACGTACATCGTCGCATCGACCCAGGGGATCAGGATGAACTGACCGGCCGGGATTTGAAACGAGTACGGCGAGGAAGGCCCGATGGAGACCGGGTTGACTAGATCCAGGTTGACTACCAGGAGCCGGTAGGGCGTACCCAGGTCAGCGGTGAGGTCTAGGGCCTCGTCGGTCGTTCCGACCACCTGCGTCTGTTGCCCCATGTCGGTGCCAGTCATGTTGGCCACCGTGCTGTAGGACTGCGAATTGATCACGGCGCCGCCCTTGCTGGCGTACAGCCGGGCGCTCATCTCGACTTCGTTTGCCATAGGGTTGGTCGGTTAGATCTCGCAGAAGGTGGCCTGGACGGTCACCGCGGAGGTGTTGGCCAGCAGGTAGAGGGTGGCGCTGACGTAGGGGATCAGCAGGGTCTCACCGGCCGGGATCCGCATCGTGTAGGTGCCGCTGACAAAACCGAGTTCGACATAGTTGGTGTTGTCTAGGTTGCTGATCAGCAGTTTGTAGGGGCTGCTTACGTCGACCGGCACGTCGAGAGCCTCGACGGTCAGGCCGATCACCTGAGTCTGGCTGCCCATGTCGGTGCCGACCATGGTGGCGCTCTTGGTGTAGGTTACTGAGGGCAGGTAGGCTCCGTTTTTGGAAGCGTACAGCCGGGCGGTCATTTGAATTTCGTCTGCCATAGAGGTAAGTGTCGGTTGTTAGATGAAGGGGTAAACGAGAGTGTCGTAAGGGGCAAAGGTCCAAGCAATAACCTGTTCGACCTGGTTGGTCTTGGTGATCAGGCTTGTCGAATAGTTGGTTTGCTTCCAGCCCCAAGCAGTGCCAACTGGCGCCTGAATTTGTCCTGTGTTTGGGTCGATTGGGGTATTTGGAAGCATTTGGACCACTGAGAACGGAAGGTTCCAATTAAAAGCGAATGACTCCCTGGTGTACACCGGAGGGATGCCGTTGGGAACTTGAGGCAGCCCGAGGTTGCCGCTGAAGGTTGCGATCCTGGTCAGACTGACTCGGGCCGTCGGGAAGGTGTCCTGGCCTCGGTAGAGCATCTGCCAGACCTTCTGAGCTAACGGCAGAGTCGATATGTTGCTTTCCTGAATACCTGGTAGCCTTTCGCCGTTCTTGATGGCTGTTTCAATGATGAATCTGTAAAGCGCCGGGTTGCCTGTTGAGTTTGCCTCCTTGTCGACAGCAGGCAAAGCGAACACTGACACGTCGAGGTAATCTGTCCTGAACTCGTAGCGGATGTCGGCCAGTTCACCCACCTGCGGGATGCTCTGGTCTTCAATCGGAAGGCCTGGGTCGTAGGAGTTGCCGCCGATTGTGACGGTGGCTTCTGAATAGGGGCCGTCCTCACGGATGTTGTACTTGGCGCCCAGGGCTACCCATTGAGCCGAGGCGATCCGCAGGGTGTTCTTATCACCTCGAAACACCAACTGAACCACCCGGCCGTTTCCGCTATTGTCGTAGGCGCGGCTGACCTCGATGTATTCGCCGGCCGTCGGGTTTGGGATGCCTTGGATCGTTGCCATGTTATTCGACAGCCTGAGCTGTTCTTCCGGTGTTCACGCGAACGGCTCGGGTCTCGTTGGTTTGAATCTTAATCTGGCCGACCATGGTGTTGACCCAGCCCGGGGCAGCGGGCTCAGTAAACATTGAAATTTCGCGTTTCACTTTAGAGTCAACAGTTCCAAGTCTTCCTTGGTTTACTAAAGGTAGAGCATCAAACCTTTTTTTGTCATCAACTGTGTTCATGAAAAGAGCTGGAATTACCGCATTTTGAACGTCTCTCAAATACTCCGGTAATCCACCTCCTCTTTCCATTGCGTTCAGCAAGTTTGTAAGATCTTCAGTATATGCTTCAAGGACTGACGCTGTCGGAGCTGATGCCACAATCGACTGACGTTTTAATTCATCAAGCCTATCTGCGAGTTTCCCTATATCATCAATCTCCTGTTTGCTAATTAGCTTAATCTCACCTTGCTCTGATAGTTTAGAAATAGCTCCCGCAGCCTTAAAGGCTTCTCCTCCTAGTATACCAATCAATGCCGCTTGTGTTTGAGCGCTTTTACCAGCTCTGTCATGGGATTCACCCATTCTCCGTATGATTTCAATGTTTGAGATGCTGTTTTTGTTAAGTTCAGCGACATTGAACCCAAGAGTTTTGAAGTATTCTCGGGCCTTTCCGCCCTCCTCAATAGCCTTCAGGCGCTCTTGGCTGACTTTGGTAATCGACTTGGCCATGGCCTCGAATGAGACGCCTGTCTGGCCTGCCAGCACCTGAAGGCGCTGCACGTCGTCGGTGCTGATGTTGAGCTGCTCCGAGAGGTCGCCAATGGCGTCGGCTGTCTCGATCACCTTGGAAGCAAAGGCGCCGATTGCAGCCACTGATAGGGCGCCACCGAGTTGAGCGCCGACACTTGACCTGAATTTGTCGGTCATGCTGGTGGCTCGTTTGAGGCCGCCCTCAAATGAGCTGCCGTCCAGGCCCAGCTTTGCAATGAGTGAGAAGATGGCCATTTCAGTTCCTGATTGTGCTTTGTTCCTGAGCGTAGCGCCAGAGGGCATCCTGCTCATTGCTCCAGAGCTCGACCTGGCCGTTCATCTCGGCGTGCGTTAGGAACAGCCGTTCTGCATCAATGACAGGCATATTGATCACCGTGATCTCGTCGAATCCAATGCTGACTAGGCCGACCAGGATCCGTTCCGGCCAAGGCATGGTTGCCGAACGCTGGCCAGATCCAGGACGGCGCAACACCTCCGGGCAGTCTGACTGCTTGGTTATCCATTCCTGAACCGATTGGCACTGTTTGATAAGATCAGCCTTCTTAACCTTCTGGCGCATGATCCGCAGCGGCAACCACCGCAGCCAGGAGCGCATCGTCTTGACCGATTCATAAATCGGCTGGCTGCAAACCACAGCCACCTCGACAAGATCCTGGGCCGACGCGTTGCCACCATAGACAAATGGTGAACCCATCCGATGCAGCAGCAGGGCATGGCCAACACTAAAAGGCACCAGGCGAAGCCCCATCACAATGGGACAAGGCTTCGATGTAGCGTTTAGGATGTCGGCCAGGGCGGTCACAGGTTGGTGGCCGCGGCAGCGCTGATGGCCGGGAAGCGCTTCAAAGTGATCGTGCCGGTGGCTTTGCCGGTCTGGGTGGTCTTGATCGAACCGCCGCCGGCATAGATCCATCGGCCACCGCTGCCGGTGTTGATGGCGTCGGCGTAACCTGCGACATTGATCACTGGAGCGTTGCTGATCGCCACGGTGCCATTACCTTGGGGCAAAGAGCAGCCATAGAGGCGCTCGTTAAGAGCGGTGGCCGCGGTGGCGTTGGTCCCAACAGGAACGAAATTGACGGTCAGGGTCAGCCGGTTGTTGTAGGTGATGTGGCCGACCACCTCGCCGTTGTTATTGCGTACCTCTTCGGTGTCGCATTCTCCAGTGATGTCGTAACTTTCAATCTCGGGCGAGATGTAGCCGGTGACAATGAGGGCGCCGGCGGCGTCGTACATTGCCAAGGTCGCCGGTGATCCAAAGAGATATTTATTTCCGTGTACGTTAGCCATAGGTGTCTGAGGTTAGATGGTTGCGCTGCAGTAAAGGGTGAAGGTCCTGGTGAACGTCCTGGACCGATTAGAGATTGAGGATGCCCCAAAGTCCAGAGGGGCGGCGAACTGGGCCGTAAACGGGCCGCTGGCGTCGTTTGATGGCGCGTCTAGGGCAGAGGCCCCGGACTCGTCAAAGAGCGGCAGGATCCGATTGTCGAGCACCTGGACGGTGGTCAGCACAGCAGCCTCGTCGGTGTCGTCGGCAGATAGCTGTAGCTCGACGGCGATCTCGATCTCACAGGTCAGATCGGTGCGTTGCACAGGCCTGGCCGAGTTGGTCGAGACCACCAGGCGCGGGAAGTTGGGCATGACGTCCTGCTCGTCGGGGTCGTCGTAGAGGCCGCGGCTGTAGGATGTCAGGCAGGTGGGTGTACCGGCGCCGGAGGCCGACCAGTCGGCGGCCGCCAGGTAGTCGGCCACAGCCTTCTCTGCTCTGAGTGCGGCGGCGTTCATTTGATGGAGATTCCGTTGTCTTCCAGCACCTTGCCGTTTTGCAGCATGGCCTCGGTCATGTGGTTGGTCAGCTCGGCCAGCTCGTCGTCCATGGCCCTCTGCATGGCCTGGTTGTAGATCGTTGCCACCCGGCTGTATTGGTTGTCGGCCACGCCAGCGGTCATGACCACCGAGGCTGTCGGGTTGAATCCTGGGACCGCTTGAATGCCTCGGGCCTTGGTGCCCTTGTGCACGGCCACATTCTCCTCAGGAAGGCCGTACTGGTTGGCCAATGAGACCAGTGCAGCGTTGGTCTTCTTGGGCGCCTTGTAGCCTGCAGGCTTCGATAGAGGCTTCCATTTCGGGCTCTGGAACTGAGTGAAGCCCTTGTTGTAGATCCGGATGATCTTCACCACACCGGAGCGTAGGTAGCCGACTGAGCCGATAGATTTCCGCATCAAGGCCGAGGCTGCCGCTTTCATCTCCTCACCGTAAAGACCGCGGCGGCCGGCCTTGGCTTCCTTAGACTGGGCGATCAGGTGTACCCGGCGAAGCAGTCGGGACTTGCCGATGCGTTTGCCGGTCTTCTTGGACTTTCGGTTAATGTTTCCCAGCGGGGTGCCGAGGTAGTCAGCAATCCTGCGGCGCTCCTGGCCCGGGCTCTTAGGCGGCACCAGGACAAACAGCCGGACCATCAGGTAAAAGAATCGGCTGTTGACCGCCTTGTGAAGGTCACGGCTCGTCTGCAGAAGGTATGCCTTCATGGCAGCGTCGAACTTGCTGGAGTCGACCGTCATGTTGACGACAGGTCTCACCGGGTTTTCGCTCCTAGTTCGAGGCTGTAGTAGGCGCCGGAGGCATCCACCCGGCAGGACAGGATCCGGAGGGTGCGTCCCTGATAGACCAGGGTCCTGCCGACCACCGGGCGGGGCTTGCAGAAGGTCAGGGCGATGCGGTCGGTGTTCTCCTGAAGCAGATAGTAGCCATCCTCCTTGAGCAGCCTGGAGAACTCGGTGCCCTGGTCGAGGGTGTAAAGGGTGGTGTCCATCGTGACCAGGGTGCTGTCCCAGGTCTTCCAGTCGGAAAACTTGACCAGGATCCGAGATGCTACGTTGTCCTGGAATCCACCGGGCACCGGCGTGTTGGCATCGGTGACCATGGCCGGGATGCACCGGATCGACGAGCCTTCCCAGATGAACATCGGCGCCCCCAGCATCTGCTGGAGCACCGTCATGCCCTGCTGGAGACTGGAGCCGATGATGGTCATTTAGGCGGTGAAGTAGGTGCCGGAGATTACGATGCGGCTGGTTGCCTGTAGTTGCCCGGCCAGGCTGGTCGAGTCCCCGTTGTCGTAGTGGTACAGAGCGGCGTAGGACGTACCACCGACAGCTTTACCGATCACCGCGGTCTTGGCCTGGTTTGTGGCGTTGTCGAGCCAGATGGCCAGTGCGGCGTCGTAGGTGACTGGATCCGGCAGGCTCAGTCGAAGATCGCCGGTGGCAGCGCCGCTCACCGAGTTAATGGTCAGGTCGACCGTAAAGGTCTCGATGAATCCAATGGCCGTGTGTCGCGCCATGTTGACTGTGATCGCAAAGGTGCGGCCACCGCCGGAATCGGTCAGCGTCGGCACCCAGGTCGACGGGGCGGTTAGAGGCAGGGCGGCGTAGATCTCGTTGAAGTTATCGTTCAGCTTCTGCCCAGCACCGCGGAGGGTGTCCCCGGTGTTGTCGTTGGCGATTGCTCCGATGTTGATGATTTGCTGGGCCATATCAGTTCTTCGGTAGTGCGTACCAACCTGCCGGAAGCGTCACCGTGGACGGCCCTACCAGCTTCTTGTCTTTGTCGAATCCGTACACGCTGGCCTTCACCGGCTTGGCCAGCATCACCGGATCACCGGAAGGGACCAGGACCACCTTCGCCACCTGGCAGCCCAGGCAGGTCAGCAATGCGATCAGCCAGATCGCTTTTGAGGGCCTCGGGAGCTTTACCATGTTGCACATCGGTGGGTGGTGTTTCTCGGAACCAGTCGAGCAGGGCCTTGAGGATCTGGTAGATCCAGTTCACTCGGATTTCTTCTCGGCGTCTTTGGCCCAGATGAGGCCGATGCCAGCGGTCACCGCGGCGATGGTCGTGGTGATGTCCAGATGGGTGGTCGGATCACCGTCGAACAGGGCCTTCATGGCCCCGCCAACAGCGACCAGGATGGCACCGATGCCGGCCAATGTGGTCTTGGTGTTTTTCATTTGGATCGGAATAAGCGATACGCACCGTAGATGGCGCACAGTAAGCCAATCACGGCGGTGACGAGTCGAACGATGTCGGTGAGCCAGGGGATAAACGAAACAGCGGTTGCCGCTGCTGCTCCACCCATGGAAGCGATCATCTGATTTGTGTCACCGCCGTGATTGGATGCGTCCATTTACGTGGGATTTGATTGGTTTTTCGCAGCTTCTTCTAGGATATCCACCAAGGGGAGACCGACGCGCATATTGTTCACGTCGCCGGCCTTCATACCAATCACCAAGAGCTGGTGGAGCAGTTGGAGTTGTTGCAGTGTGAGTTCGATCTTAATCATGCGGCGGGAGCATCAGCGACCACGGGCGCGTCCGCAACGATTTCCGGCGTCACCTGCGGCAGCATCGGAGGGACGATCATCACCGGAGGAGCCCACGGCAGCGGCGGAGCGATGACCGGAGGGTTGATCTGGTCAGCGATCTGCGCGGTGACGTTCGCTTCGATGGCGGTCTGATCGACCCCAGAAGCGAAGCACCAGCCCAAGACTTGATCCTGAGTCAGATCCTCGTAAGGCGTGAACGATTCGGTCGGCGGAGCAAACGACGCGCTGCCGTAGCAGGTGCCGCTGTACTGATCCTGCGAGCCGTTGCACCTCCAATCGGCGGTGATGACGACATCGGTGTGAGTGCCTTCGGTGGGTTTGACCAACAGGCGTTCGATGATCCAAGAGAGGGTAATCATGGTCGTATTAAGCGTTCTTCAGAGCGTTGACTTCAGCCGACAGTTCTTTAATCGCGGAAACCAACAACGAAACCATGTTTCCGTAGTGGATTGCATCAGGCGTGTTATCTGGAGCATATTGAACAAACTCGGTCAATCCAGCGGCATCAACCTCCTCGGCAATCAAACCTCCAAAAACAGTATCTCCACTATTCTTAGCTTTGTAAGTCACAGGACGAAGTTTTAGAACATCGGATAATCCACGGGTCGAATCAGCGATGTCAGTCTTGTATTTGAGCGAAGAGGTTGAGCGATAGAAGATTCCCTGAGAATCCAAATACACATTGGCTGCGCTGCCAGATGTCAGATTGTATGGAGCATTGGGAAGCGAAGCGGAATCTGCAGAGCTTCCAGTAATTAACAACCCATCATTTCTAGCTCCGAAGACAAACTTATCACTGCCGTTTACACAAAATGTAATGTAATCGGTCGAAGTTGAAGAACCTTTGAAGTGAGTTCTTGTGTTTGAAGCAGCAGTAACCCCCACGCCGACGTTGCCGCTCGAATCAATCCTAACACGCTCGGTCGCCGCTGTGTCTGTGCCTACGGATCTAGTTCCAAATACCAAATCACCAAAACCACCGGAAGTGGAAGTGGTAGATACAAAACCAATGTAAGCAGGAGCGTTTGTCAGCCCAAGAGCGTTGTATCCAAAAGTAATGTTTGAATAAGCTCCAACTGTGGTTGGGTTCCAAATGTTGATTGCATTTGTAAATGTGCTTGGCGTGGTGATTGTCGAAGCCGTTGTTACGCTTAAAGGAGCGTAATTGGTCGATGTGGTGTAGTTGTTGACCAAAAGACCACCATTTACATCCAGCTTTGCTCGCGGCGTAAGCCCCACGCCGACGTTGCCGGAGGAGTCTACACGATAACGCTCAGCGCCTCCTGTAGTAACAGCAAACGTGTCTGCCGCTGGAAAGTAGATTCCGGTGTTCGTATCTCCCGTCGTAGTAAGAGCAGGAAGCAACAGTGTGCCAGCAGCAAACGTCGAAACACCAGTCACACCCAGCGTCGTCCCCACCGTAGCCGCGCCGGTGATGGTGGCGGAGGCGAGGGTGGCGGTGCCGCCGGCCCCGAGGAGTTGATTGATCGTCGACTTCTTAGTCGTGCCGCTGGCGGCCATTGACGTATCGGAGACGTCGACGATAACCAACGGGTCGGCCGTTGGATCAACTGTTGAGATGGCCGTTAAGGCCGTAATTTTGGAGTCTGCCATATCAGTAAACGGTAAGGATGAACTTTTCGGAGTTTTCGGTTAGTAAAAGGTCGGTGCCGTCTTCCAAAGCAATTCGGTCGTAGGTGCCGAACGAGAAAACGATCTTACCGGAGGCATCTTCCTGCAGGACGAAGAACTCGTCCTCCTGGAGCATATCGCGCCGCAGGATCGGTAGATCGAAGCCACCGGCATCGCCGGAGGGCGCTCGATTGGTTCCGATGCCGATGCCAAGTCTCATGTGTTAGGCGGTGCGAGCCAGGAATGCCACGGCCTTTCCAGAGGCTAGTTGAAATTCGGTGATGTTACCGACCAGTGGGAAGCCGGCCGGCAGGGTGATGCCGGTCCAAGTCCCAGAGATGCCGGTGCCTGTGATCGAGGTGAAGACGGTCGGCTCAGCCGGAATCACGGCCGAGAAGTTGCCAGTCTGGGTAGCCGTGGTGGTCACCGGGAAGAATCCCTGGCGCCCCATGCTGTATTCCATCGAGATGTCTGCTTGAACGGCCATTTGGTTTTTCGGTTAGAGGGGAGGCTGCCAGCGTATCCAACAGCCTCCCCAATTTCGGTTTGTTAACCTTTTCGGACTTTCGGTGCCAGGGCTCCCTGTATCCACAGGATGAGCTTGCCTCCTTCGGGAACGGTCGCGGTGTTGAAGCCGTCGCGCTGGAGAGTCGCGTCGACTTCGGGACCAGAAACGAGCTTGGTTTTGCCGTTCTTGTCCACCGAGATGGTAGTTGCGATTCTCATGGGTCAGCCGATTAGGCGGTGATGAGAACCTCGGCCTGCGTGGTGTCCGCGGCCGCGGCGCCGAACATGATGTCGTAGGACGCCATGTGAGCGCGGGAAGCGCGGCTGTACCAGACAGACAGCAGGACCGAAAGGCCGTTGGACAGCTCGACCGTGCGCTGCTCCAGGAACTCGCCGGCGATCATTCCGACCGGGAGGCCCGAGGCCACCGCAATGGCGTCCTGGCCGCAAACGAAGCCGGCGGTGTTGGCGATAGCGCCGGTCCAGTCGTTCTGCTCCAGGATGTTGTTGAATCCAAAGAAACCGTTGTTCAACGGGCCATATCGGCTGTCCGGGAACGGGTTGGTTCCAGCGGCAGCGGTGAACTGACCGGAGAACATCAGGCGAGCCAGGTGGCCACCGTCGAGCAACAGCAGCTTCTGGCGGTAGTTCTTGGCCAGGGCCAGGATCGCCGGGAGGTCGGAGCTGTCGAAGTTGGCGGCCGTGCCGATGGTGGTTCCGGCGCCGTAGTTGCCGGAGGTCATGACAGCGGTCACCTTCTTGGAGATGGCCAGGGCGAAGATCTCAGCGGAGCCCTGAGACAGGTCGGAGAGGGCGAAGCCCTGGTTCAGCTCCTGCTGGGTGACCGTGAACGTTTTGGTGATCTGGTTCACCGTCACCGAGGTAGCGGCCAAGGTGGACTGATTGGCAGCGCCATCCTCGAAGTTGGTGGCGTTGTCGACCGCTGCGTCGCCGGTGGTGAACTTCTTGACCTGCACCGTCGCACGGGGGCGGAGGTTATCCAGGCCGACGTTGCGGGTAAAACTACTGATCATGGCCAGTTTGGCGCTGATCACGGTGATCACGGCGTCGGCGAGATAGTCGACAACCAAGCCGGAGGCGAAGGTGTTCGCAGCCTGGGGAGCGATCAGCGCCGACTGGCGGAGCAGTTCGCTGTGGTTCTCGATCAGGAAGCGCTGGCGCTCGGCACCGGCGCGGAGGCTCTTGTGCTTCTCCAGGAGGGGGTTGCCAAGGTTCTGGATCACCGGCCGGAGAGGCTCGGGGGCAGGGGCGGCGGTGATAGCCTTGGCGCTGATGGCGGCGGCAACGGCCTTGGCCACGATGGCGTCAATGTCGAGGGCGGACGGCGCACTAGGAGCGGCCGCCACCACGGTGTTTGATTCAGTCATGTTGTGTGGTGTCTGCTGTGATGTCGGCGCGGTTGTCGCGCCATCGGCGGCAGCGTCGGTGCTGCCGGTCGAAAGTTTGTCCTCCGGAGATTCATCCGGGGTCTCGCCCTCCTCGATTTCGAGTTGGGCATAAAGCGCTTTGAACCAATCACGGCCTGCGGCGCCTCCCCAAAGGTTGGCTGCCACGTCGGCCGGTGTGTTGGGCTCGGCTTCGAGGAAGCGCTCGTTGCGTCCCCACCAGGCGTTGGCTGTGCGGATCTTGTCCTCGGTGGGCGCCTCACCGGCCACCAGGGCCTCGGCGTCCAGGACCGTCTGCTTCTCAAGGCCATCACCGGCGAGGCCTTCGGCGTACTGCTCCAGGCCGCGGCGGAGGTTGTTTCGGACAGTCTCGGGAGCGGTCTTGGTGACAGCCCGAGGATGCCAGCAGGCGGCAATGGCCATCTGCTCCTCGGTCATCTTGTCGGCCAGGCCAAACTGGATGGCCTCCTGGGCGGTGAACCAGGTTTCCTCTTTCATTGCGGCCCGGATCTGAGAGGTCGGGCGGCCGGTAACCTTGGAGTAGATACCAGCCAGCACCTCGGCGTGTTGATCCAAGGCATCGGCCATCTTCCGCATTTCCTCCGAGGTGCCTGCCACCATTCCGGAGGGGTCGTGAATCATAAACAAGGCCGCATCGGCGATCTCAACAGTGTCACCGGCCAGGGCAATGATTGAGGCAATCGAGGCAGCGATGCCGACCACCCGGGTGGTGACAGGCGCCTGCCGGCCTCGCAGCATATTGTAGACGGCAAGGCCGTCCCAGACGTTGCCGCCAGGGCTGTTGATTTCGACCACCAGGGGGCCTTGGCCGACGTCCTGCAGGGCCTGGCTGAAGGCCTTGGCCGAGATTCCGGATCCACCAAACCAGTCTTCACCGATCTGATCGAAGATTTGGAGGGTGGCCGGCTCCGAGGCCGAGGCCCGGGGCTGGTAGGAAAGCCAGTTGTTGATCTTGGTCATTCTGATTTCTTGGCTCTGGGTTTCCGTTTCTTGGCCACAGCGACCACCTCCTGGATGGGTTGGGCTGGGATCTCCTCGGGCATTGTCCCGGAGGGCTCTGCCTCGGCAGCCATCTCGGCTGGCTCGGGCGCGATAGGCTGCTTCTGGGCGGTCGAGATCTCCGAGACATCGAGGCCGTACTTAGTGGCCAGGTCTTGGATGTACCGGGCTTGCTGGGCCTTGGCCTCCAGGGCGGATCGCCAGTCGATGCCTCGGGCGCCGTAAATCTCGTCGTAGGTTGTGACGCCAGCGGTCAGCTCGGCGAGCTGAGCCGATGAGTTGCGGCCGACGTCGACATTCGGAGCCCTGGGGGCCTGGATGGCGATCTCGTACCAATCGTCAGGTGAGTCTCGCAGGCTGGGATCGGTGCGGATGGCGTATTCCATCACATATTCCCAGATCCTACGGGCGGCCGAGGCCATCACCTGGTGACGGCTCCGGAACCACACCGAGGACATATCCAGGGCGCCACGGTATACCGTGCCCTGCATCCCTTCCGGGAACACCAGGACGTAAGGGATGCCAACGCCGGCGCACACCTTCTCGGTCAGGCTGCGCCAGTATTCGCGCATGTTGACGTTGGGGCGGTCGGCTTGGAACTGCTCGAACTCGTCCCCGGACTTCAGCACCTTGACCGTGCTGCCGAATACATTCTCGTAGTAGGTCTGGGCGGTGCCCTGACTTCCAACCACACCAGAACGGAGGCTGCTGGCCTGCACCTCACCGGAACTGGTCTTGATCACCTGGGCCACGCTGGAGGCGAGCTTGCAGGATTCCATTTCCAGCTTCTGAAGATCGTCCAGGTCGTGCAGGTCGTTAATGACGCACGCCACGAATGGCAGGCCGCGGAGCTGGCCGGCACGCTGGGCCTCGTAGATGTGGACGATGGAGTCGGAAGATATTGACCGGATCTCGGTGAGTTGGCCTTGGTTCGTTTCCTGCCCAATAAAGTAGGAAAGAGCGCGGCCTGTTTTGGTATCAAACCGGACTCCATCGAAGATATCCGGAGATTGATCCTGGCCGGTGGGTGTGGCCACCTGTTGAGGTTCGATGAGCTGAAGACGGGGGCGGCCCGAGTCTCCCTTGGTCAGCAGAAGGAAAGATTCGCCATCGTAGAACCATCCACGGGCGGCCAATGACATCAAGGTGCCGAACGATTGCCGACTGCCGATGTCCGGATAACGGCTCCAGGTGTCCCACCATTTCTTCGCTCGGAGATTCCAGTCGGGATTCGAGGAAGCCGGCTGCACCGAGAAGTTGCTGCCGACCGTGTAGTTCTCGAACAGGTCACCGAGGCGATTCATCACCGCGTTGTTCTGCTCGAAGAATCGGCTCTTTCGGACGATCTGCTGCCGGGTCGAGGCAGTGACGTCGAACCGCACCGAGGTGTAGCTGGTGTCCAGGAAGGAACGGCGGATCGAGTTGGACGCGCCCTCGTATCGGTCGACAGGGGCCGACCGAAACTTAGCCAGGATGTTGTCGAGGAATCCCATTAGGTCATCCCCGTTCTGATGGCGCCCTCTCGACGGAAGTTCGAGAAGTCACCGCCGTAACTGGTCACAGCGACCAGGACGACAGCCATCATTTTGTTGAAAACCTGAGTGTCGGTAGGGGCTGCGATGCCGTCCTGGCCGAGTAGATAGACCGCCAGCTCGTAGTCGGCGATCAGGCTTTCCCACATCTCGACCATCTCGGACGGGGTGGGGGCGCCTTTGCCGGGCTCGGCAAATTCGACCGAGACATCCGAGGAAGACGTCGACCGGACTACCTGGCCGGACTCGATCACCGAGGCCGCGGCAATGACCTTAGAGGTCAGGGCGGCCAGCAGTGTCGCGCCACCGAGGGCGCTGTAGACACTGCGAAGATAGGCACGCTTGATTGCGACCGTGAAAGTGAACACCTCGGGCTGGAGGCTCCCACATTATTTCACCTGTTCAATGGCTTAGCTAAGACTGGACATCACTTGACGTAAGATCATTCCAGAGCATGACCATGGCCAGTTGCATGATCTCGCAGTCATGCAGATGGTCGGGCCACTTTTGGTTGCGCTTCACCCAGACGTGCTTGATGCGGCCAGCTCGATTGGCTTGGGGCCGCAATAGGTGCGAGTCTAGGTGCCGCCAGTAGAGATCCGGATCAGCCACATAGGCGCCTTCGGCCTGGACGCTGGGCGGCTCCTGGTGCACGCCCCATTCTCGGTCGATGTCTCCCTTTCGAAGTCTGGACAGCATATCCCGCAGGTGCTCGGTGTCGAACACCAGGAGGGGCTGCACGACGTCGGTGCGCATCGAAGAGGATGTCGACAGGCCGAACGGGTGCACGGCGCCGGAGGTTGTTGTAAATCGGGCGCCGGTCTCTCGTCCTTTGAGCGGCAGCCATCCGACCAAGGCAGGTTTTCGGAGGCCGCCTTCCGGTGGGAACCTTAGGCCGCACGGGTAGCTGATGGGGTTGGATGTGATCGAGGAATAACTGCCGCAGGCATCGTAAACCGTCTGCGTGTTGAAGCCCGAGTCGATGCCCACATCCATGTCGTGAACCTCAAGGGCCACCTGCACCCGGCGAAGGGCTGCGAAGTCATCGGCATGGCCGGCAGCCACCAGTGTGCTGTTGCCGTCCTTCCATTCGCGGCAGACCCACCACAGGAACGGCGCCACGGCCTGGACGTCGGCAGTCAGGTAGCGGCGGCCTCCGGTGATAGAGACAGCAGCCGATGCCTCGGGGCGCTCCTGCTGCACGTCTTGCTGCTCCCAGGGCTCGGCCAGATTGCCATTGATGAAGCCCTGAAGGCCGGCCATCGAGGATTTAGCTTCGAGGAAGGCTACGGCGAGGTGTCCCCAGGTGCACTTGCGATCCGGGCTGTAGAGGCTGCTCAGGTGGTAGGATCGCACGCCGGGCATGGCGTTTGGATTCTCGGGGCGCCACTGGCCATGGCGGAGGGCTGCCACCTTGTGGGCGTCGGTGATGTGGCCGAGGCAGAGCTGGCAGACGTAGTGGGCCGAGGCCCGGACCTTGGCGAGGTCGTGTTTACCGTCATCGGTCTTAGCGTCGTCCCAGGTGACCTGGCGCCATTCGAGTTTGATCAGCTCCCGGCAGTGTGGGCACGGCAGGTAATAGCGGCGCTGGTCCCCGCGGAGGAAGCGCTGCCAGATCCGGCCTTCGACCACGGTGGGTGTCGAGGTCATGAAGGCCTTGGAGCTTGAGAAGCTCTTGAGTCTCTGCTCGGCCAGGTCTAGTGCATCGGCTTCCTTGCTGGTAGCCTCGGCGAACTTGTCCACCTCGTCGGCGATCAGCACCCGGACGGGTCGCGAGGCTAGGTTGGCTGGGCTGTTGGATCCGACAAAAGTCAGGGTCGACCGGGTAAAGTTTTGCTCTAGGTTGGTGATCTTGTCGGCCTCGGCCGGGAAGCATTCCAACATGGTCGGGCTATCCTCCAGCATGGGGAGCCAGCGGGACTTCGAGAAGGATCGGGCAAGATTCTCGGAAGGCATGAGCCACAAGGCCGGGCTTGGTTCGTTGGCGATCAGCCAAGCCAGGCCAGCCATCAGGGTGGTGGTCTTCGATGTCTGTGACCCCCAGCACAGTGTCACCTCGGAGACCGATGGGTTCTTCCAGTCCTCCATGGGCTCCCGGGTGTACGGCCTGACAGACGTCGAGAACGGCCCGGGGTGCTCGGTCTGCCGCTGGGTAAGCCGGAGGTTGGCCTCCGACCATTCGACCACCGTCTGCTGCGGGGTGGGCCGGTAGAGGCTTCGGCGGTAGTCCAGAAGGGAGCGCTGGAGGTCGGTCAGGATTTCCATGGGTCGGTGTTGTGTAGTGTCTTAAGACAGACCTCCTGGACCCACCTGGTCAATTCACGCTCAGCGTGCTCGGGGTCGTGCGGTGCTATCCGGCCGGAGAGTTGCTTGGGCATGGCCTTGATCAGCGAGGCTACGGCGCCGTCGTGCTCCTGCATCACCCGGCGTACCCAGTCGCCGGAGACTAGGCGCCGTTCCTTCTCGGCCTGGGCGATCACCTCGTCACGGGCGGATGTCAGGTTCTTGGCTGCTGCAGCATGGATTGAGACCAGCCGAGCGGTGTCGGCCCGTCCTTCTTTCAGGGCGACGACCACTAGCTTATAGGCTTCCAGTTCAATTTGCCGTTGCCGCTCGTAAGCGCCTTCTGGCGAATCACAAGAGGCGGTGGCTGTGTTGATATGGTTTGATGCTTCTGCGGGGCGGTAGGGGCCTTCCTGTTCGATTGGTGCGGTGTCTGGTTGGTGTAATTGTTTAGCAACAGACTTAGAGCGGGTCCTGATGTTTTGAGACCGCCACAAGTCAGCAGCCTCCGGACTGTCCATCGGCATCCCCTGAGCAATAAGCTGGGCCACCCGGGGTTGGCTTATACCGATCCGGTCGCCGTATTCCTTTTGGGTCATGGATTCAAGGCGTTCTTGATTTCATCGGGCATCATCGAGTCGGGCAGGGTGGCGGCGTATTGCAGAGCGCGAAACACGCCGTCCCTTCGGGAGTCGCCTTCTTTTGGGACGCAATAGCTCGCGAGCTGTTCCGGAGGTGTTCCACGTTTTAACAGGCGAATAAACCAAGCAACATTCGCCAATCCATATTGATCAACGAGGAATTGTATTTGTGTTGGCATAAGGTATTTGTTGACAGCATTACACGCACAGAACGATAGCGGTCTCGCGTTCACCAGATCGGAAGAG